AGGTACGCATATGGGGTGACCCCGCGGGTATGCAGCGTGATGCCATCTATGAGACTACTGCGTTTGAATATTTGCGCTCACTGGGGCTAAAAGCAGAGCCAACTGCGACAAACGACTTCAAAGCCAGGCGTGAGGCTGCAGCTGCACCAATGAACCGCATGGTGATGGGCAAACCTGGCCTACTTATCCACAAGCAGTGCAAGTTATTGCGGAAATCTCTCTCTGGTGGCTATCACTTCAAACGTATTGCAGTGGGTGCTGGCCATGAAAGGTTCAAAGATACGCCAAATAAGAACGAACACTCGCACGTGGGTGACGCATTTGGGTACTTACTCACTGGTGGCGGTGAATATCGTCAGCTGACCAGGGGATCTAACCGCACAAATGGAAAAGTCTTCATTGCCCAAACCATAGCATCGGATGATTTTGATGTCTTTGCCTGATTTACCCACCATGCCAGGCCTGACCTGGGTTCCATTCCAGCCTGGCCACGTAGCAGTGATGAATGTCAAAGCTCAAAACTTTCAAACCATCAGCAGAGCCATGGACGTGATGACCATGCTAGAAAACCAAGCACGGTATGGCCACGCTATCACAGCGATATTGCATGGCAGACCAGTTGCCTGCTTTGGTGCGGTGTCTATCTGGAAGGGTGTCGAGGAGATGTGGTGCTTTATAGAGGAACGTGGGCGTAAATACCCAAAGACTCTGACAAGAGCAGCCATTGTTTACCGTGATTTCAGAGTGATATCGCAGAATTTACATCGAGTGCAAATAATCGTAAGATGCGTTGACTTACGAGCTGTGCGTTGGGGAAATGCTATTGGATTCGAGATAGAAGGCTTGATGAAAAAGTATGGACCAGACGAGGCAGATTTTTTTATGATGTCAAGGAGCTAAACATGGGTGGACTATTTGGTGGCGGTGGTGGTGGATCTTCAGCAGCAGCAGAAGAGCAGATCCGAGTTCAAAAAGAACAGATCCAAAAGCAAGACGAGCAGCTTGCTGCACAAGAAACTAACCTGGCTAAGAAGACCCAAGCTGGCATGGCTGCCAGACGTGGTGGTGGTTTGCGTCAACTGCTTTCGCAAGAGAGACAAGATAGCGAGTTAGGCGTTACTTCAAAACTCGGAGGTATGTAATGGCTACCGACATGAAATCTAAGATGCAAGAAAAAGTGCATAAGGTCATGAAAGAGTATTCCACTGGAAAACTCAAATCATCTTCTGGTCAAAAGGTCAAGTCACGTGAGCAAGCAATTGCTATTGGCATGAGCGAGGCTAGACAAGCTGTTAAGAAAAAGTAAATGGCAATCATTTACGTCACTAGAGAATCTGAGAATCAAAAAGCGCAATTCGTTGCGCTTACTCAGAAAGACAAAGATGGCAATCAGATGATTGCTGGGTCTGACAATGGGTTGATCATGGTGGATATTAACCACCATAGATTGCATGAAGGCCGTGCATATATTGCGTGGAACATTTATCCAGATTCTGCTAAGTTGGCTGCTGGATCAAGCGCAGACATTGTGCTTGCAGCTGGACCAGGCACGATAGCCCATCTCACGATAGCAATGGAGTCTTCTGGTGACGCTGATTTTTTTGTCTATGAAGGCACAACCACTACTGGTGGAACAGCATTCACACCAGTGCGTAGAAATCGAAACATTGAAGCAACCAGCAATGTAGCCATGGTGACAAACCCAACGGTTAACACGCTTGGCACATTGATCAATCGTCAATTCGTTACTGGTGGCACTGGTAAAAAATCATCTGGTGGTGGTAGCGGGTCTTTGGAGTATGTGCTGGCGCCTTTAACCAATTACCTATTCAGATTAACCAATGTCAATGGCACAGCTCATACGGCATTACTTGAACTAGAGTGGTACGAATAATGGCAACTAACATGATCACAGAGGCCGAGAAAGAAATGGAAGGCGAGGGCGAGTACCAATGCCCCCTGGCCACCAGAGACATCAAGACCAATTTGAAAAACAGAAACTGGGCATTTGAGAATGTCGGCTATGGGCCAGCTAATCCAGATGACGCAAAGAACAATGTGATATTTTGGATCCGCAAAACCGTGATCTGGAACACAAATGTTGATGAGGCCATGGGTATGCGCTGCGGTAACTGCGCTGCATTTATCCAGACCACCCAAATGCTCGACTGCATTAAGGCAGGCATCGAGGCCAAGAATCCTGCAGAGGAATCTGGCTATGACGAGGACGTAATTGAAACCGCAGGCCTTGGCTTTTGCGAGTTGTTTCACTTTAAGTGTGCAGCTACTCGCACGTGCGATGCGTGGCTAGTTGGCGGTCCTATTACCGATGAAGAGGAGGAAGAGTCTGATGAATATGAATAAAAAAATTTGGAATCAAGCTCGGCCAAAAAACTTAGGTGAGCCAAAGAAGTTGTCTCCAGCCGATAAGAAGTCAGCGCAGGCCAGCGCTAAAGCAGCTGGGCGCCCATACCCTAATCTTGTTGACAACATGAATGCAGCCAAAAAGAAATGAGCAAGTACAAAGATCCTAAAGGTGGGTTGACCGAGGCTGGCAGGCGCAAGTTCGAGCGCTCTGGCGAGAGTAAGAATCTGCAGCCAGGCGTCAAAGCATCTAACCCAACAGGGCAAGACGCTAGGCGCAAGGGATCTTTTTTGACTCGATTCTTTACTAACCCCAGCGGTCCACTGGTGAATAAGAAGGGTGAGCCAACCAGGCTGGCGCTGTCTGCCAATGCATGGGGTGAGCCAGTACCAAAGACCGCTGATGCAGCTGCTCGATTAGCAGCCAAAGGTAGAGCAATTCTAAAAAGATATCAAGCAAGCAAGAAAGATTAATATGGCAAAAATGAGCGTTGAGCAAATTCTGCAGCGACACAAAATAGCGCAGAACAAAAAGGATGACTTTCGCAGTCTCTATGAAGACGCCATGGAGTTTGCCCTGCCCCAGCGCAATCTCTACGGTGGCGAGTACGAGGGTAAGGTAGGCGGTAAACGCAAGATGACCAGGGTGTTTGACTCTACTGCCATCAACTCTACCCAGCGCTTTGCTAACCGTCTGCAATCTGGCATCTTCCCACCACAGCGTAAGTGGTGCAGACTTGAGCCTGGCACTGACATCCCCATGGATCGCAAGAGCCAAGTGCAGATGATGCTTGATATGTACAGCGATAAGATGTTTAGCGTCCTAAAGCAGTCTAACTTTGATATTGCTATGGGTGAATTCTTGCTAGATCTCTCTGTCGGCACTGCTGTCATGCTGATCCAAAAGGGTGATGCTGTTAACCCCATCAACTTTATCCCTGTCCCGCAGTACCTGGTCAGCTTTGAAGAGGGCGCCAATGGCCAGGTGGATAACGTCTATCGCAAGATGCGGATTAAAGGCGAGTCCATCCAGATGCAATGGAAAGATGCAGAGATCCCACCAGATCTGCAGCGCCTGATTGCTGATAAGCCAACAGAAGAGATAGATCTGATTGAGGCCACCGTGCTAAATCTAGACCGTGGTGACTACGGTTACTACGTGATCCATGAAAAGTCTAAGTCTCAGCTGGTTTACCGCAAGCTCAAATCTAGCCCATGGGTGGTGTCACGCTACATGAAGGTGGCTGGCGAGATATATGGCCGTGGTCCAGTGCTGACTGCCCTGCCAGACATCAAGACCCTTAACAAAGTCAAAGAGTTATTGCTGAAGAATGCCAGCCTGGCGATCACTGGTGTCTACACTGCAGCTGATGATGGTGTGCTAAACCCAGCCAATGTGAAGATCACGCCTGGGGCGATCATTCCAGTGGCCAGGAACGGTGGACCACAGGGTGAGGCGCTTAAACCGCTGCCACGTGCTGGTGACTTCAACGTCTCCCAGCTGGTGATCAATGACCTGGTGCAATCCATCAAGCGCACACTGCTCGATGAGAGTTTGCCACCAGACAATATGTCGGCAAGATCGGCTACTGAGGTGGTAGAGCGCATGAAGGAGCTGGCTCAAAACCTTGGCTCTGCCTTTGGCCGTTTGATCAATGAGACGATGATCCCACTGGTTACCAAGATCCTAGAAGTCATGGACGCTGATGGCATGATTGTGTTGCCCATCCAGGTTAACGGTCTAGAGGTCAAGGTTAGCCCTGTCTCTCCGCTGGCCATGGCTCAGAACATGGACGAGATCAACAACATATTGCAGTTTATGCAGATCACCGCTGGCATGGGTCCAGAAGGCCAGATGGCCATCAAGGCTGGCACTGCCATTGACTACATTGCCGACAAGCTCGGTGTGCCTATCCAGGTGCGTACTACTGGCGAGGAGCGTAAAGCGATGATGCAACAGATGGCGCAGGCTGCCATGATGGCACAGCAGCAGCAGGGTGCGTTACCAGCGCCAGCAGGCGAGGCTATGGCATGAGTGGCTGGGATGACCTAGAGGCAGAGCCTGCTGCCTTTGAGCCTGATCAAGACAGGGTAGATCTGAACCTCCAGGTGGCAAAAACCTTTGCCAGTGCTGA